CTCGATGTAGACTTGTTAGACTTTAACGAGCTTGACACAGATGAGTTACAAGAAAACGAATTAGAATACACAGAGCTAGACATAGATTATCTAGCAGGAAATTTCCTTGAAGATCTTTTAGATATAATCCAGGATGTTGATGAGCTTGGTAAAGCTGAGAAAGCTTTGTCTGCTGATGGGGTAAAAGGTACAGCAGTAGGTTATGATAGTGACACACAGATAAATACTTTTGTAACTGACACGCATTTAAAGTTTCTAAGAGCTATAGAAGATACATTAGAAATGAAAGTAGATAAGTCAGGATCTTACAATATAACAATAGAACAAGAAGGAAAAGTAAATCAGATCACTACCAACGGAGGTAGCAGTTCTAATATTACAATAAGACAGGGAAGTTAATTATGTTATACGAGCATTTAAGTCCGCTTCAATTTTATTATGTACTGCGTCTAATTCAGTTGACGCACTTCGCAGTACGGACTGTAACAGGTTAAATTCTTCTTTACTTAAAAACTTTTTTAGCTTTTTAATATCTGTAGATATTCTTTCTGTTATTAACTGTCCTTGTTTGTTGAACAAAACTGTATAAGCTAACAGCTTTGCTTCTTCCCTTTTTATTCTTGGCATTAAATTATCTCACATGTACCTGCACTACAGGCTAGTTCTTTAGTATTCTCTGTATTATCTTCAGTTTCATATTCAGTAATCTTCGACCAATCAACAACATCCGTTGTTTTCTTTAGCCATTTCCTATACTCATTATAAGTTATCTCTTGGTAAGGAGCTTGTTTGTATGAGTGATCTGAGTATGGAAGGAAAGAGATACCAGATATATCATCAAAGTTTTTATATACCCAAGCACCTACTTCTAACCATTCATCTTCTTTTACTGAGATAGTTACAGAGGGTTTGTGTTCACACCATTTATCTTGATAATCTTTCCAGACTTCTAAGTGTTCAGTAGCTGACAAATCTTTTCTAGTCAACGCACCTTTAGGACTCTTCATTGGAAAGTAAAATACCAAAGTATGTTCTGGTTTAGTAAGATCATCTTCGTGGTATACTCCTGCATCAACCATCATCCTAGCTAACGGATCTTTTTTATCTGCTCTTACTGTACGAAGGTAGTATGGGCTATGTCTAGTGTGAATACCAGAAGCACTATCGACCAGTTGGCTAACTGTTCCACTAGGTTTGACACAAGTTATGGCTGCTGATTGGGGAATACCTAGCTTCTTAGCCCATACTTTATTCATATCAATAGATATATTTTTTAATTTATCTAAATCTATTTTACCATTTATCATATCTTTATTATCCATGATCCCTGTAAGAGATACACCAAGTAAAGATTCTTCTTCTGTATTATGTTTCCACTTACTTGTCAAGTATCTAAAGTTTGTCAGCGTAGCTTGAAACGTACCAAGAATTGTAGCAGCTTTTACTTTAGCTATTAAAGTATCTTCATTATCGTCAGGTCTTACAACAACCTCAGTTAAATTACAGAACTGTTTGTTGCGTAGGATAATTTCACTACAGGGATTACATCCAAAGTCTTTGTACTCTTCTCTTCTTCCGTTCTTAGCGGCTTGTTTCTCTGCTGCTTGACGATTAAAGATACCACGTTCACCGCTTTTAGATTCATATAATGATAACCATTCACGCATAAAAGCACCTGTCTCTGCTGCATCTGTGTAGGATACAGAGTTATTAGACAATGCTCTCTGCTGATTATCTTCCCACCAAGCACCTGACTTAGCATTGCGCATACGGTTGTCTGAAAGGTTGCTGAGAGAGATTAAAGCACTTCGCCTTACTCCTCCTACGACTACTACTTCTGCGACCTTACACATCAAATCATGACAATCAATAGAGACTAACTTACGTTGTCCTTTTGTAATAGCATCACGGAATATGTTAATAGTAAAATCAAATAACTCTTCAAGCGGAGCAGGGCCACTTGCTCTGCCTCCAAATGTTTTTAGTCTAGCACCATAAGGTCTGATGTTAGATACATCCCATGTAGGTACTTGTCCTGCATAGAGTAAAGACAATAATTCTTTATAAGACTTTGCCCATCCTATTTTAGAATCAGCTACTTTAATAACTGTATCAGTTGGAAACAAATCTTCTGGAAGATCTGGTAGCTCATTTATATACTGACGCTCTACACTAAACCCAACACCAGTACCACACATAAGTATGTATAGTGTTTCATCAAATGCTCTAACATTATCTACAGCTACATAGCTACAGTTAAATCCTGCTACATTATCTTTTTGTAACGCTGTACCTGCTGACATTAAAGCTCTCATGCTTGGCATAATGTTTAAATACAGTACAGCTTTCTCTAAGTACTTTCTAGTTTCATCGAACTCTGCCTTACTTAAGTTATGGTTTTCTTTAAGATGTGTTTCAAAAAAATTAAAGTATCTTGATACTGTTTCGTTCCAAGTTTCTCTTCGTTGATTATCTTCGTTCCATCTAGCATACCTGCTTAAATGTATAAACTGTTGATAGTTAGTAGGTAGTTGTGTATTCATAATGCAAAAGCCTCTGCAAGTTGTGTTGTTATTAATAAGAATGTTACAGAAGATAACATAAGAAAGATAACAGGCATAAGAGCATCCCATAGCTCTACCTCTACTTCTAATGTTCCGTTCATTCCGTTAGCCATTATTTGTAAAACAAGGTAAATAAAACATATTAAACTTTGTGTTAGTGCAAGCCCTGCTAATATTACTGCGGCTCGTACATCTGCAGTCCACATAAAATATGCTCCTATACCCATCCCAAAAAAAGGTATCATATATAGTAATCTACCTAACATTTGTTTTCTCCTCTACCCATAAGTGTATAGCTATTATAGCGTAGTGTATAATTTTTAATAAGTCTGCTTGATTCTTATAGTCTCCAGTAACAGGATTAGGTTTCTTACCATAACGCATAGCATACTTTATAATATTACCCATGCAAAAACCTTCTCCATGTCCTGCATCAATAATCATATCTGTTGCTTGGTATTTTCCACTAGCGTAGTGTTTCTCATATGTTTTATCTACATATCTTTTTATTTGTTTTATTGTATTTTCTTCGTTGAATTTATATTCCATTTATTTAAACCCCTCTGGTAAAGTTTCTTCTGAGTACCACTTAAAATTATTTGCTTCTGCCCATTCAGCGTGTGTTCTTTTAGTACCATCTTTTCTTTTAGTAGCCCCTGGCATAGGAGAAAATGGTTTCTGAAAAAGGAAGACAAGTTCCATTGTATCAGGTAAAGACTCTCTAATCCAGATGTACTTACTGTACTCTGCATGATCCCAGAATCTACCTTTTGCTTCTATAATTATTTTATCTTTAACAAAGTCTGGTTCGTACTTTCTTTTAATAATGTATTCAATGTAATCAGAATGATGATCCCAATTCTTTAATACACCTTTATGTAGACTATGTTCCCACTTACTGTCGTACCCTTTAGGTACTCCTTTTTCTTTTGGTCTAGCTTTTCTTGGTTTTCTTCTAGCCATTACTTAATACTTGAATCGTGATTCTTAACAAGTTGCCAGTATGAAAGAATACTATTAAACATAGCAGCATGTTTAGAATGAGATTCTTTATCCCATATAAAAAATTTAATTGTTTCTATATTTTCTCTATCAATAAATATAGATATTCTTTCAGGATCTTTAGCCTCACATCCTTGTGCATAAGCTGAGAGTTGCATACCATGATCATCAAATACTAATTTAGAAGGATCTTTATCTTCGATATTGCTTTTAGTTTTAAAGTCTATAAAGATTCCTGATTTAGAATATAAATCTATCTTACCTCCGTATCCTTCTTTAGCACAGAAAGAATCTTCTGCAATCCATTCTTCATCAGGATAGTTTTCATCTAACCATTTTTTAATTATCTTGTAAGGTTTAGATTTAGTTCCTCCCAAAAATCCTTTCTCAATCATAGCATGTATCTTTGTACCTTCTTTAGCTGCGTTCAAACCAATACTCTTAGCATCGTTCTTACATCTATAAAGAAAAGCATTAAAGGTTTCATTCTCTA